GCGCGCGACCATCTCGCCGCAGATCATGACGCTGCTTGCAAAGGGCGGCGTGAAGGCCGAAGAGGTCTCGGACGGCAAGAAGTTGTCCGTCGAGCAGGTCGACAAGGCGCTCGAAGCCGCTGGCGTGCGGGGCATCAAGGCGATCGAGGCGAAGTTGAAGCTCCGCCACGAAGGCCTGATGACCGTCGGCCAGCACTGACCCCCCTTCCCGAATCACCCGCAACCCCGCTTCTGCGGGGTTTTTCATTTCTGGAGCATAGAACATGGGTGTTGAAGCCAAACTGATGAGCCTCGACGCGGCGGCCGATTTTCTCGGCACCGGCGCGATCGAAGTTCCGGAATTCGAGCGCGAGATCTTCGATGTCTTGCGTCGTTCGTCCATCCCCCTGCAGCGCATCAAGCCGGTCCGCGCAACCGGCCATCCGCACCGCTACTTCGAGCAGACCGCACTCGCGGCTGCGGCGGCCGTTGATCCCCGCAACCTGTCGGCGACCGCTACCGGCCCGACTCGCGTCGAGCGCCCGGCATTCATCAAGGCGGTCACGGCGCAGTCCAACCTGTCGCTGTTCGACAAGGATGTGACCGAGCAGCAAGGTCAGTTCGCATCGGTGGTGGCAAAGGACGTCGACGACATCATCACCGCCGTCGAGCTCAAACGCGCCTCGATGCTATGGCAAGGCACGGACACGAGCATGTCCGCACCGACCACGCTCGAGTGGATGGGCGGCCTGTCGCAGATCACGCAGCAGTTCACGGTTGCCAACGGCGCATCGATCATCGACGGCCTGAAGACGGCAGTCGCGACGATGGTGGCAAACCAGACGTACGTGGTTCGCCCGAGCGCGATCTACCTGAACCCGCTGCTGGCCGATTACATCGATCAGGAGGCCAAGGCTTCGCGCATCACGCTCGATTCGATGGAGGTTGTTGCCGGCGTGTCGGTCGCGGCGATCTCGACGCAAGTCGGCAAGCTTCCGCTGATCGGCGATCCGTTCATGCCTACGACGCCGGCCGCAACGGCTCAGTATGGCTTCTCGGCCACGCCGACGGGTATCAAGGGCTACTACGCCGCGATCCTGATGGAGTCGGAAATCGAGATTCCGTACATCAGCGGCAAGGAAGACAACCCGCTGCCGCGCTTGTTCCAGCTCGGCCTCGTGGGCAACTTGGCCGGCCAGTTCATCGGCGTGAAGTTCGACACGGTGATTTTCAAGGGGCCGTCGTACGCCCACGCCGTGGTGCAGGTTCAGCGCCCGTAAGCGGCAAGCAGTGATGAACGGGGGGCGCCTTCGGGCGCCCCTTTGTCTTTCTGAGGTGCGAGATGAAGGTGTATCAGCCAGGAACGCGCGGCAAGCGCATCACGTTCGTGCAGCCGGGCGTGCATTACCCGGTTTCGGATTGGCTCGACGAGGCTGGAAAACCGTGCATGTTCGCGGTCGAGTTCGTCGAGGGCGCCGCCGATGTTTCCGATCACCTCGGCCAGTATCTCATCGATCGCGGCATGGCAACGCGTAGCCCGATCATCCTCCCCGACAGGATTTCAGCATGACGACGTATGCGGTTTGTAAAGGCGTAACCGCCATACAAACGCTCCCCAATGGCGGCGGATTGCCTGCCGGGAGCACCATGGCGTCGCCCGGGTCATTCCCCAACGCGCAGAATCAGACGTTCCAGGTGGTTGTGACCGGCACAAGCGGTAACGTCAGCGCCACAGTTCAACCAATCGTCTCGAATGACGGCGTGAACTGGTCGAACTATGGATCTGCGATTGCCACAGGTATCGGCACAAGCCCCCAGCAGGGCATCGGCCCTGGCGCTCAGGCGTGGCAATACTTCTCAGCGTACGTGACGGCCATCTCCGGCACCGGCGCGTCGGTAACGTGCACTATGGCTGCGTGAACCATGCCCTCTCAATACCTGCAATCCGCTGATTACGCGACTTTCGGCGTCCCGAATGCGACGGTCAATCAGGTGACGCAGGCCAGCATGTTGATTGACGCGTACCTGCGGCGGCCAGCCGGCTTGCTGTGGGAGGCGGACGCCAACGGGAACCCCGCGTACATGACCGGACTCAACCCGGAGTTGACGCTCACCAGCGTCGCAGGGTTTGGCCCGGGGAACGCGGTCCAGGTCACGGTCAATGGGCCGGTGCAGATGCTTCAAGTTGGTGACGTGGCGGTGCTGGACCGCGCCAACGCGTCGCTCGTCGAAGCCGTCCAGATCACCAGCATCAGCGGCAACCAAGTCACGCTCGGCACGACGGCCGCCAATGCTCCGCAGGGCGTGCAATTCGCCCACTTGGCAGGCTGCACGATGGACGTCGGAGTGGTGCTGACCGAGCAGCGGTATCTGCCAAAGCAGCGCAGCACGGTGATGCTCTCGCAGACGCCCGTCATGCGGGTCATCGGCGGGACCGGACGATACGCTTACGGGCGCCGCGGTGATGCCGGTGTCTACAACGCCGACAACTACAACCTGTTGGCGAGCATCAACAAGTTCGGCGGTCCGCCGGCATGGGAAATCTGGCCCGCGAATACGGCAGCGGGCATCGACGTGCGCACGGGAGAACTGTGGGTGCCGGCAGGCATCATGCTCGTCTATTACAGCGAGGTGAAGGTCCGCTACGTCGCTGGCTTCCAGTATTCGAATCTGCCGTCCGAGATCAAGATGGCGTGCGCGCAACTGATCGCGGCCATCGCCAATGATCCCGGCATTGGCAACTACGTGTCTGCGCAAGCCGGAGATACGAAGTTGCAGCGCTTCACCGCCTCGAATCTGAGCGAGGACGTGAAGGCAATGCTGCGGCCGTGGCAAGCGCGGATGTTCGCATGAGCGGATTCCTATACCCCAGAACCATCAGCGTCACGCGCCCCGGCACGCAACCCGGTTTCGGCGCGCAGGGCTATGGCGGCGAATTGCCTTCGACCGAGACTGCGGTCGCCTCGAGCTTGCCAGCAAGCATCCAGTTTTACCGCGAGCGCGGCGCCAATGACGCCCGTCTGCCGGGCGACGTCGGCAAGACATACTCACGAGTCCTCATCCCGGCTTCGGCTGCGGCAAACGGACTCATCAAGACCCGCGACGTCATCACGGATGACCTGGGTCAGCGTTGGACGGTTGTCCAGCCCTACTGGAACTCGCTCGGCTACAACCTCATGGTCGAGCGCCTGGAGACGTAATGGCAGACCTGAGCGACGTCCAAATCGCACTGGTCGCGCTGATCGATGCCGCGCTCTACCCCAACGGCGACGCTCAGCCCCCGGCGCCTGGCGTGCCGTCGACGCGCATCTATGCCGGCTGGCCAACTCCCGGGCAACTGGACCCGGACCTCGCGGCGGGCAACGCCCATGTATCGGTCTTCAACCGCGAATCTCGCAACACGACGCGATACCAACTTCAGCAGCAGGACTACACGGTCGCGGCCCCGACGCTCACGTTGGCGATCAATGCGCGCGCGATAACGGTCGGCGGCACGGTCAACGCAGGCGTCAACACCGCGATTGTCGTCGGCACGAAAGCTTACACGTACCAGACGATCGCCAATGACACGCTGAGCACGATCGCTACGGCCCTCGCGGCGCTGATCAATGCCGATTTCCCTGGCACAACAGCCTCCGGCGCGGTCATCACGCTGCCAGATGCGGGCCCGGCGATCAACGCCGCTCGAGTCGGCGGTAGCGGAACCCAGCAGATCGAAGTCGGTCGCGTCGAGCAGATTTTCCAGATCACGGTCTGGGCCAATACTCCCGCGAACCGCAAAGCAATCGCATCGGTGATCGTGCCGGCGATCATGAGCAACCGCTTCCTCACGCTGGCCGACGGCAGCGCTGCTCGCCTGATCCTGAAAAGCCAGCGCGACGACGATGTGCCGCAGAAAGAGTTGCTGTACCGGCGCGACATCATGGCAACGGTCGAATATGCCGAGACCGTGACGAACACGGCCACGACGGTTGTCGACATCGTCGAAAACGTGTCGGTCGGCGCGAATGGCTATAACGGCACGACCAACAGTCAGTTGTACCCGAACACCACGACCACGAACATTTGAGGCTGCTATGGAATTCCATCTCACCGTCGTCGAGCCGTTTGGCGGCTATGCCAAGGGCGATGAAATCACCGATCCGGACAAAGTCGAAGAAATCCTGTCCAGCGAGCACGAGCACCACGTCGTCAAGCGCGTCGCCGCCGAATAACCACCCTCCCCGCTTCGCCCAAAGGCCTCCATGTGAGGCCTTTTTCTTTTTTGGAGCATCTGAATGACGCAGATCGTGCAATACGGTCAGGTCAACACCACGGCGCTGATCGTGCCGGATCTGATCGTCCAGATCATCGCGCCGCAAGTGGCGCAGTTGAATGGCGTGCCAACGAACGTCGCCGGCTTCGTCGGCACGGCCACGTGGGGACCGGTCAACAGCCCGACCATCGTCGGCAGCATGGCGGACTACGCCCGCAACTTCGGCGCGATCCAGAACCGCCTGTATGACATGGGCACGGCCGTCGCCGCGGCGGTGCTCCAGGGCGCGAACAACTTCCGTTGCGTGCGCGTCACGGACGGCACCGATGCGGCTGCGACCATCGTCGTGCAGACGAGTTGCATCACGTTCACCGGCAAGTACACGGGCAGCCTCGGGAACAGCCTGCAGGTGCAAATCGCGGCGGGCTCGGCGGCGAGCACGAGCAAGGTCATCGTGACGCTGCCCGGCCAGACGCCGGAGGTGTTCGACAACATCGCTGGCTCGGGCAATGCGCTGTGGGTCAACATGGCGAACGCGATCAACAATGGCCAGGTCGGCGCGCGCGGACCGTCGCAGTTGATCGTCGCGACTGCGGGGGCCGGCACGACCGCCCCGACGCTCGCGACCTACACGCTGGCGGGCGGCGCCGATGGCGCGACCACGATCAACGGCTCGGTCCTGATCGGTCAAGACACGATCCCGCGCAAGGGCATGTATGCGCTCCGAGGGACGGGCGCTTCGGTGGCCGCGCTCGTCGACTGCTCGGACACGACGACGTTCTCGACGCAGGTCAGCTACGGCCTCTCCGAAGGCACGTACATGATCGGCGTCACGCCGGCGGGCGACACCATCAGCAATGCCGTGTCAGCGAAGGCGACGGCCGGCATCGACTCGTACGCGTTCAAGTACATGTTCGGCGACTGGGTCTATTTCCTGGATCCGGTCAACGGTGGGGTGCGGCTGATCTCGCCGCAAGGCTATGTCGTTGGCGTGCTGGCCAACCTTGCGCCGCAGAATTCCTCGTTGAACAAGCAGCTGTACGGCATCGTCGGCACGCAGAAATCGAATGCCAACCAGCAGTACTCGAGCGCCGAGCTCCAATCGCTCGCGCAGGCCGGTATCGACGTCATCACGAACCCGATCCCGGCAGGCAATCAGTTCGGCGTGCGCATCGGGCACAACTCGTCGTCGGACAGCACGCGCAACGGCGACAACTACACGCGGATGACCAATTACCTCGCGGCGACGACTGCAGCGGGCATGGGCATCTATGACGGCCGCCTGCAATCGACGCAGCCGACAGATCCGCTGCGCCGGAATGTGAAGGCGACGCTCGACAACTTCTACCTGAACCTGCAGCAGCAGCTTCAAATCGACGACTTCACGGTGCAGTGTGACCTGAACAACAACCCGCCGAGCCGGATCGCGCTGGGCTACTTGCAGGCCGATGTCCGCGTGCGCTACCTCGCTGTCGCCGAAAAAATCCTGATCAACCAGGAAGGTGGTCAGTCGGTCACGATCACCCGTCAGCAACTCACCTCGTTCTAACGATCCCCGCCTCAACTGAGCCGCTTTCGAGCGGCTTTTTCTTTTTTGGAGTGACCCATGGCCATTGGTCCGTTTAACACCGGGCGGGACGTGACGCTGAACGTGACGACGCCGACCGGGCCGCTCACCCTTCCCACGACAGTCACGGACTGGGAAGCAAAGCCCAAATACAAGACGATCGAGAGCATCGCGCTGAGCGGCGAAAACAACCACGCCAACGTGCCGATCGGCTGGACCGGAACGATCGGCCTGGACCGCACGGACAACGTCGTCGGCGACTTCTTCGTGCAACTCGAGCAGCTTTACTACTCGGGCGTGAACATCGGATACGCGACGATCATCGAGACCATCTCTGAATCGAGCGGCGCGGTGACGCAGTACCGCTATACGAAAGTCGCGCTGCGGCTCGAAGAAGGCGGCAAGTTCGTCGGCGATGACCGCGTGCAGGTCAAGATCGGCTTCGAGGCATCGCGCAAGATCAAGTTGAGCTGATTCACCGGCTGTGGATAGGCCGGCCAGCCGACAAGCGCACCTCCCTGAGTGCGTTTCCGCAGCCCCTTAATCAGGGGTTTTGCAGGGGAAACCCAAATCATGACCAAAAAACAGACGCTTGAACTGAATCCGACTGCTGCGGCACCGGCAGAGCCCGCAGACGGCATCGTCTTCTCGAACGGCATGAAGATGAAGATCCGTAAGCCGCGCGCCGTAGCTCAGCTTCGCCTGATCTCGGTTGTCGGCGCCGATGATGCCAAGAATCAGGTCTACATGAGTCTGGTTTCCCCGCTGCTGTGGATCGAAGAGATCGACGACGAACCGGTCGGCATGATCATGAGCAAGCGCGAGCTCGAAGCGCTGTTTGAGCGTGTCGGCGACGATGGGCTGACGGCGATACTCGAGCGCATTGCGGCTCAATTACAGCCAGCGGCCAGCGAAGCGGAGTCCGAGGCAAAAAACTAGCGCAGCACCCTGCGTTTCGGGAATGCTGTGCGCTCCTGAAATGTGGGGTGCCTTTCGACAAGGCGTTCGGACTATCGCCGGCAGAATACGCATCTTTCCAGTTAACCGATGCCGAGCGCACGGCTTTATGGGTGGCGACTGGCGAGATGGAAAGCGGCCAGACGTTCAATTGGAAAACATGGTCCTGGGATGAGCGGAAATGAAGGAATTCAAGTCGTTGATGGATTTCAGTGCCTTCATGAAGCTCGCGGTCCCGATCGCCATTGCCGCGGAACTGAGGCGTGGCCTGGAAGCTTCGGCGAAGGCGATCGAGGAGACCGCAAAGGCTGAAATAGGCAAGTATCAACCGGAAATCGGCCCTTTCCCTGAGTGGCCGGAGTTGGCGGAATCGACGCAGCAGGACCGCGAGCGCCAGGGCTATCCGGCAAACGAACCGCTACTGCGCCGCGGCGACCTGCGCGACAGCATTGAGCGCCAAGTCGGGAACCTTGAGGCGGTCATCGGCAGCAAGAGCGAGATTGCGGCCTATCAGGAATTCGGGACTGACAAGATTCCGGCTCGACCGTTCATGGGGCCCGCCGCGTTCCGAAACAAAGACAAGATCGCAAAGGCGGTCGGTGCGGCGGTAGTAAGCGGGCTATTCGGCGGCGGCCGGATTCACCAGGCGCTTGGGTATGACATGGACGTCAACCCCGAATAACCACGAAAAACGTATAGATCAGCAGCACGCATAACCCAATCAGCGGGATTGCGAGCAGAAGGCAGACTGAAGCCAGCATCAGCGACTTCACCACGATAAAAAAATCCGCAAACCCAAATTCGCGGATCGGCTCGACAACGAATGGCCTTAATCGCGGTTTTGGGTACTGAGACGACGAGCGATCCGCAACCCACTCCCGCAACCGAAGGAAACCTTTACCCATGATCTTTGACGCCTACAAAGTGGCAGTGCATCTGTCCATTGTAGACAAAGTCAGCCCGGTATTGGCTGCGTTCTCGGGGAGGCTGCAGAAGGCCGGACAGGATGTTAGTGCGCTAGAGAACAAACTTTCCCGGCTCGGGAAAATGGCGGCGGCCGGCGGCGTTCTGGCTGGCTTGGGTGTGGGGATTTTGTCGGCGGCCGAGAGGATCGGTCAAGCAGCTGCCGAATACGAGACTATTTGGGCTCGCCTGCGTCAGATGGGGCTTGGCGACGGTCAGATCGCCGATGCCCGCAAATGGGCGGAAGCTAACGACATTATCGGGACCTCTCTAAAGGACCGGGCGCGCCTGTTTGCGGAGGCTCAAGGCGCGTTCCGCGAGAGCGGCATGAGCGGCGGCCAAGCGCTTGACGCAGCCAAGACCATGACGCCGGTGTTGGCGAACTACATCACGGCGCGCCGCGTCCTTGGCAAGGATACGAATGAGCAGGAAGAACTGAACCTCAACAAGATTGTTGAGCAGATGGGTGGCCTGAACAGTTCTGCCCGCGCCAAGGAGATTGCCGACGCGGTTTTCAAGGCGTCTATGTCAAGTGGCGGCATGGTCAATGCCCGTCAGCTTCGCCTGTTCAAGACCTATGCCATGACCGCGTCGGCAGGTCTGAGCGACAGGATGCTGTTCGGCGGTCTCGAGCCGATCATCGGCGAAATGGGCGGCTCGACCGCCGGCACAGGTTTTCAGACAGCATTTAATCGCCTGAACGGCATCATGTCGCTTGCTCCGCATCTGCTGGTGCGGGAGGCGACGCGCCTGAATATCTGGGATCAGGACAAAGTCGAGCTCACGCGGGGCGGTGCCGCTCGGTTCAACAAGGGCGATCCGCTCAGCGCCCAGATGAAGGACCTGATGGCGCATGATCTGCCCGGCTTCGCCGCGGCGATTTTGGCCAAATACAAGACGGCCGGCATCACTGGTGACGCCGATATCGCCCGCGAAAACGAAATCCTGTTCGGGCGCACCGGCGCGCGATTCTTCAACTTGCTGATGAAGCAACTTCCGGTGATTCAGCGATCTCTGGAAGCCTTCGACAAGGCGCGCGGTATCAATCAGACGGTTGAGGACAACAAGGACTCGCCGCAGATGCGTTTGCTGCAATTCGATAAGTCGATGGAAGACCTGAAAATAGTGATCGGTCAAGGTGTATTGCCTGTGCTGACCGCGATGCTAAGGGTCATCACGCCTCTTACCCAGGCGCTGGCACGACATCCAGCGCTTTTGCACGCCCTGACTTTCGGGTTCCTTGGGCTAGCAACTGCAATGTCGCTCGGCGGCACTCTTTTGCTATTGCGCACCGGCTTTGGCGGCCTTGGCGTGGCGATGACGGTGCTATCTAGCGCATTGCCGGGTATCGGAGTAGCCGCGACAGCGCTTCTCAGCCCGATCGGTCTGGCTGTGGCGGCACTCGGAACGCTAGCGCTTGCAGCTTATGCATTCCGCCCCCTGTCGCAGAAGGAAATCGACGCAGCCAAGACGGATGGCGGGGTAAAACTATCGGCCGGAGCGCAGGCGCGCATTAACGCCGGGGAATTGAACGGCCAGCGTCCCGTAGTTGCCCCACCAAAGCAGCAAGCCATCCAACTGAAGTCGACGATCAACCTCGACGGCAAGAAGATCGGCGAGGCGGCAACCGACTACATCCTGGGCGGAATGGGCCGCCCGCAGTCC